AACTCCTCAATCGATCTCTTTTGTTCTTCGAGTGAAGAGCCGTCTTTGACCTGTTGCTCAGACGATACTCTGATATAGCCGTAGATATGGTTTACTTGTTTTCTTGGTTCAATCATGCTGCCTCCTTAATAAATCTATATTTTGATGATAAATCTGAATGTGATCTGTTTGGCCTAGTTGCCCAGCCTTTATTGTTTGCGCTGTATTTAATGTGCTTGTCTTTGTGAAAACCCGCATACTCAAGGTATCTACCGTTTTGATAATCATGTATATAAGTTACAAACTGAGATACTTGGTTGTCTATCTGAAAATCGCGCATTGCCTCTCTTATGAGCTTGCTGAAATACTTTCTCTCTTTGTTGGTCTTAGGCTCAAAGTTAAAACAAATTCTAGTAAACTCATATACTTTAGGATCTGTCCACCTAGCTACTGGCCTGCCGATTGTGCAGATACCAACGATCTGTCCTCTAGTGTATAAATAGAAATCACCATCATCGTCCTGCCTAATCCTAAAATCATAATTTTTATCTTCAAGCCAATCACTGGGTAAATCTTCTAAATCAAACAACTTACTACACGCAGTCCAGTCGTCACCCAGTAAAGCCACATAGCTTTTCTTGTGGCCTACTGGTGGTTTATTGGTTTTATGAAAGTCGCTATAAAAGAGCTTAGCGAGCTGTAGGGTTACTGGCACAACTTTCATACTGCCTCCGTGTAATTTGTAAACTGAATATGTAGCTTGCCTGCTTTGATATGCAGTCCATAAAAATCACATTTTGAATACTCAAAGATAGGTCTTGGATACTTGTATCTTCTTTTCGTAAAATCTAACCAAAAGAAAAATGACCAGCAAGGCTTTGCAGAATTTATCTGAAACCCGTACTCTTGCTCCTTGGCTCTTGGTTTTATTGCGTTTATCGTATAATTCATACTGCCTCCTTATTAAAAGAATAAAAACCGCACTTATCTAGATCGATGTCGTCGTTTAGGTGCACTTGGCGAATGGCGTCCATGACTGCATCAAATGCCGTATCACCAAAACCTTTAATATCAGTACGATAGTAGTGGGTAAGAAAGAGATCTGCCACATATCCTTTGCCGTCTTTTGCAACCAGTGCCATGTGGCCGTCAACCACGCCATCAAGTTTAATAAAAAACGGTGCTGGATAAAGTTTGTAGCCATCACTTTGTAATTCTGACTCAATCCTTTTATTAACAACCATCTTTGCTTTGAGTTCGTTTTTCATCTTTGTATCCCCCACACAGTCATGTGTTTTATAACTTCGTTGAGATGCCCAGACATTGCCTGCATCTCATCTTCTGAAAACGCAAACGGAAGATCTTGCATGATCTGCCAAGTTTTCATGTTGTCTTTATACATCCTTTTAATTTTTGTATCAGAGAGTTTATCAAGGTCGGTGCATGTCGCGCCTAGATCATTAATAAACTCTTCTGAGCTGAGATATTGTTTTCTCATAGTCCCTCCATAAAAAATTTGTTACTCACGATACAATAATAACAAATGAGCAGATATTTGCAACTATTTATAAAATTTAGTATATTGTTTTTTGTAAGTTAATTTTAAGAGAAAATTATGAGTGAAGAAAAAATGGAGTGGGTTTTAATACCTAAACCACCAAAAAAAACAGGGAAACAAGTAAGCAGTTTCAAGTTAATAAGAAGTTATTATGCAGAAATTAAGAGAGACTACATGAATGGTAATAAAAAACTTATGTCAAACTATATACATTTCGATTGGCAGAAAATTAGGAATTTATGGAGGTGAATGATGAGTAAACCAAAACATATCAAAGATACTTTGTATCCGATGTTAAAAGAAATTTTTATCCGCTACTTGTCTAGAAAACATGACAAGCCATACAATCAGATAGCCATAGCTGAGATGGCGCCGGAGGATTTAAAGTTGTGGCAAGAGATTGAAGAGATGAATGGCCGCAAGGTTGGAATGGTTTATAAAGACGATGCTGCGACAAGGGTGGTGCACTAAGCAATGCTTGATTGGTTTTGGAACTTAATCGATAAATGCGTTGAAAGATCTTTGCAAAACCAGTCTAATAAATTATTTGAGAGGGAGGTAAAGCGCCATGAAGATGAAAGACGAGATTGAGGGTGTAGCACGACATTTACGCCTTGTGTGTTCGCAACAGATCGAAGATCTAGAAGATCAGCTACCACAAGTTACCAATCTGGTGGAACGAGAGGATTTACAAAAACGGATCGACACATTGCACGAGATGACAGATGAGGTAAACCGACGCGCTGAGGTTTTGATCCGGGAGTATGAAAATGATAGCAAAAGCTAAATGTGAAAAATGTGGCAGGACGATTCCTGTCAGTGAGTTGCTAAAACATAAATGTGAGGGTGAAGTGCCTAAACATTTGCGCGATGTGCCTGAGGATACAGTGTCAACCTTACGCGCTATGTTTGCGCCGCGCTTTTAACGAAACGGCGGGCCTGTAAACCAAGCAACCACTACATAACGATTACCTTTGGTTACGGGTTTGACCTGGTGCGAGATAAATGAGCTAAAAGCTACAATCTCACCCACCTTTGGGCGCGTACAGCTAGGCTGGTCGCCGGTTCTAAAGCACAGTTCGCCGCCTTCATACTCTTCATTCAAGCAAAGTGTCATACTTATCTTGCGTGTGGCAGCTGTGCCGTCAGGTCCAATGTCAATATGATAGCCATAACCGTTACTCGGAGCTTCATAGTGGATAATTTGTGCTGTTTCGATGCCAGTAATTTGATAATTAAAGTATTTATTAGCAGCAACAGCGATTTTATTAAGGATTCTGTAGAGCCGGTCTTGTTTTGCGTCAATATAATGGATCTGCGCATCCCGGATATCAGTATTTGCTGTCTCTTTAGCGTTTTTGTGCACTTTTGCTTGCACTGGTTCACTTTCAACCAAGTAATCTAAGAACAGATCTACTTCATCTTGGCTAATCGACAGTCCAGTGACGCCGTGATTAGGTGGAAAAGTGTTTGTCATATCTGCGCCAGTTCTTTTTGAGCACATCGAGCCAATGCTCCATGTCCATAACACATATTTTGTCGTTCTCGTGCGGCCACTCAAGATTCATAGCATGCAATGGCACGCACACGCGGATAGGTCTGCGGTTGAATTTAAAGATCAGGACAGGGATCCTACCATCACTGGCACTGCAAACTTGGTCCCACCAGGCACTTTTTAGCCATTCGCCTTCTTTGTAAAATTTACATTCAACCGCATGAAAGGGTATGTCGAGATCGCATAGATCTTTTTGCTGGTATTGGTCTAGATTGCGTTTAGTTTGAAAATCAATGTTGTTGTCGGCAAAAAAGCCGTTAAGGATCTTAGCTACGTCGCGTTCAAATTGTGCGCCTTTGTTTCTAGAATTAATTGGCATGCACTAACTCTGCTTTAATATTTTCTGTTGGGTTTACAATCTCTACAAAGCCATCTGTTTCTATCACCACTCTAGCTCCACAAGGTAATATTGGCTTATCATTACCACCATATCTAACTGTAACTTCACCAGTTATTTTTACTTCGTGACAATAGGTGTTGGTTCTGCCTTCTTTAACGGTAATAACAGGATCGTTGGTGCCGTGTTTTTTATTAGCTCGAATTTTATGTTGGTTTACATGGATAAATTTTTTAGCCATTGCAAAAGTTTCTCAAAATCTGCACAAAATTGCAAACTTAATTTACAACGAGCCTAGGCCTTTATCTTCATCCTCGGTATTTTTGTCGATCGACAAAGCAGTGATTCCGCCAGCGCCTGCAATCGGTGCGAAGGAAAACATCTGGTCTTGGAAATGTTTTTTTCGGGCACCAGTTTTCATAAAATCTTCGGTAAAGTCGGCATCGGTTTGTTTAATAACTTTTAGACCGCGTTTTTCTAAAATATCTATCACGTCTTGGCTTGTGTTTTTGGGTACAATAGCACCTGCAAATTCATCAAAGCCAACAGCTCGGATTGGTTTGGCCTCAAAATATTCAACATTACGAATAGCGTTTCCAAGAAACACATCCTCAAGGTCGTCTATGAATCCTTTGGGTGGTTCAAATGGGTTTAGTGCTGTAACATCAGAAAAAACACTTGAATAAGAGTCTCTAAGCAAGCTTTTATCAAATTTAGCTCCATTTTCAATAGCATCTCCTACGTCTGCAAGTAATTTTTCACCAAAGTAAAGTGCATCGTTATCGTCAAAAGGAAAATCATATTTTTCAATCACTTCTCCAATTTGTTCATCTAAGCCGTATGTTGGTGTTGCTTGCTGAACTAATCTGTCACGTTCAGATTTTATATCAGGTAGATCTTTAAACTCTCTGGACATGAGTGCTTTCATTCTGGCTGGCGAATAGCCACCAGAAAAGCCTTCGCCACCGCGTTGCGTTTCTTTTATCATGCTATTGACTGCGTTCTCAAGAGTGTAGGGTTTGGTAACCGTAGTTTCTTCAAAGTCGTCAAAGTACTGCAACACGCCGTCTTGGGAGAGAAAACGATCTTTTTCTTTTGTTGACCATTCATTAAATTTTTTCGTCATTCTGAAATTAGGATCAGCGATAGCTTGTTTGTAGAATGGCGAGTTTGGACTTAGTGCTGCGATCTTGCTGTCAAAATCGACCATGGCCATACTTCTTGGTCCTTCAAGAAAGTCGTCCACTTTAAATCCTTTATCTTCTAAAAACTTAAGTTTTGCTAAATCAGAATTAAAAAACCTGTCAAGATCAGAAAGTCTATTTTCTGGAAAATACATATTGTCTTTTTGCAAATTGCGTAAAGCATATTGGCCTTCTTCAAGTGTATCAGTTTTGTTGTATTTATCAGCTAGCGCTTTGTACTCTTTGGTAAGTTTCGATTCAGCTCCTTCTTTGGCTAAACGAAGTTTCTTTGGCGCTCTAGGTGTGTAGGCGTCAGCTGAATATACCTTGTTGCGAGGATCTATGGCTGGATCAAACTTTTCTGGCTTGCCAATTAGTTGAATCTTGCCAAAGCCTCTAAGCGGGATCTCGCTTTCGGTTACTGCTAGGCTGGGTGAAGGCAAACCGCCCATAGCATCGAAGCTGCGGATTGCTTCCTCAGAAGTATTATGAACGAACATTAGGTTTTTAGATTTCATAGCATCGGAAAAATTTTTAGTGGCTTGGTCGGGTATAGCGTCTATGCCTTTTTTGACAACCGCTTTCGCTGGTGCGCCAGCTGCGCCTAGAAAATCTAGTCCGGATAAAGCCACGCCAAGTTTATCGCCTTCGGCTTTAGCTAATTCACCACTGATAAACGGCAAAAATTGAGCTATGCCTTTAAGGGTATCGCGACGCCTTGATGCGGGCGATGGAACCATCGGTCTAGTGAGGTAGTCGATTACTGGTCCAGGTCTATTAATTTGTGGTGGCAAAACGCCGCCTACATCTGGAGCAGGATTCAGTGCGTTGATGCCGTCGGTTTCCATGTAGTGATTGTAGCTTACGAATTGTTGGCTAGTAAAGTTGAATGGTAGGATTCATTTTTTCATGTGATTCAGTGTGTCAAACCTAGTTATAACTACAACTGCAAACGCGCTGGCCAATATTGGGGTGTAGGGGTCCCTAATATGTCTTTTTCCCTGTAAAAAAGCGGTTCCAAGGGACTCCTGTTACTGTTGTGCTCACAATTTGCACTTATTTGCATAAAAGAATACATGTTTGCAACAGGCTGAAAGCCTTGCTACATAAGGGTTTCAGAGGATCTTGTTTTTTTTTTGAAATTTTTTGGTTTTGGATAAGTGCGCTCGTTTACACAGTTATACACCTACTTATCTTTGTGCGAATAGTCGTCAGTATTTGCGCCGAGTAATTGTCCCAATCTTTCCTTGATTTGCTCTCGGCTCATCTTCTCCAGGTTAGCGTTGATGTTGATATTCTGAGATCTGTTGATAGACAAACCAGCAAGCTGATTCAGCTCTTTAATCGCTGACACGGCTGCATTGTATTGTCCTTTCTCGTATGCGCTTTCCATCACCTTCCACAACATCGTGCCTGTCTTCTGTGGTGTGATCGCATACTTCTCTGCTAGCTCATCTTGTTTGATCCGGATAGCTTTCACCACATTCGGATAGTCCTTCCCATTCAACAGCTTGTTCGCGCTTGCGCTTGGAAATTCATAACCAGCTTTTCTGGCAGCCTCGGTCATACCGCACGCACCTTCGGTGTAATGCCACACAAAGCTGGCCTGCATTTCAGTCAAGCTATATTCATTATCCTTATCAAACTGAATCGGCGCTTGTGATTTCTTACTGGTTGGCTTTTTTGGTCTTGGCATGTTTATCCTTCTTCTTAAATATTCTCTCCCACTCCCGATTATAAACCGTCTGTTTGCCGGGACGTCTTTTAGAACCCTTACTCATCAGTGTACAGTGTAGAGTGTATAGCACTTCTATTATATATATTATGTAACGCGTAAGAATGTATTCTTATACTTAACCTTATTATAGTATATATATACACTATACCCTTATATATAGGAAACGTAGTCATAGCAAGGGATTGCGACAGGGTACAGCTACTTTTACTATACCCTGTGCTATACCCTTTTTCCCCTTGAAATCTCATCGAAAGAAGCGATCCGTGATAATCGCGGCGATCCCCGTGACCACAATCGAGGCCACGAGCACTGAAAAAAAGGTAACAGCTGCCACCTCAATTATCTCTTTTAGCACCTCAATCATCAAAATTTATCCGCGTATGAGCCATAATTTTCGTCATCTCCAGCTACGCTGTAATCCAGATCAAAGATCTTCTTGCCGTTTGATCGGCGCGGCTCGATGCCTCTATCGTGTAACACCCGACTTGCTTCTTTGAAGTCAGGCATCCTTGGCGCCTTGATGCCAAGATCACGCAACAGTTTCGTCATTTGTACCGGCTTAGTATCCTGACTCTCAAAGTCCACATGCTCCAAGATCAGATCTTCCACACTCGACTGCGTACGATACTGCTCATTGCTGTTCTGCAAGAGCTCACGCTCATCTGGTGAGAGAAACCAATTCTTCTGTCCAGGCACATACATAGTCTCTTTAACCTGTGCCCACAGCTGTTGCATATTGACACCGTGATTGACATTGATATCGCGCACTGCCAACACCCAGAATCTTCGATTCCCCGACGTGTCCGTCAAAAACTCGCGTGCATTAACTGACGCATAAAACGCCGTCCTGCGCTGATAGGTCGTAAACGCCCGGTCATACGGCAACCTCAGCTCATCCGTCTTCGCCGTCACAAACGCTTTCAGCTGATCGATGTCCGACTTCTTAAACGTCGACTCGATCTCGCCTAGCTCGACAATCCAATGGCTAACCGCCCGCTTGACGCTGTCTTTATCCGACGGATTTAGCGTTGCACCTTCTAACAGCCAACCTTTATTGTAATCACATAGTCGCTTAAACCATAAGGTTTTCCCGAGTCCTTGAGCGCCTTGCAATACGAGGATGCCTTCGAGCTCAACGCCATTCTTTTCAAAGGCAGCAGCTACGCAAGATATGAGCCATTTTTTCAGCAACATATCGCGTAACTGCGCCGACTCCTCCGTTGTCAACGAGTCCAAAAAGTCTGGCAGTCTATCGACTCCATCCCACGGCTCGCTCTCTATCCATTCTTTGACCGGGTTGTATTCGCGTGCTAAGACCTTGAGATAGTCGCGCACTTTAGTATGTGGTATGCCCATATTAATACACCGATTTTCAATCTCTATCAGGCTGGCCTCCTCATGCATGTCAGCGATAAAAGTCATGTTTGGTATATCTATCTCCATCTTTTTCTTGATGACGTTGTAGCGCACATCAACGCCATGCGTCAGCAACACCCCACCGATATTGTCTTTGGTGTTCAAGAAGCGTCCGCTTGCAGATCTGACAAAGTCAAACTCCACCGGGACATCGACACTCTGCATGACCACTTCGCCTTCGACGACAGCAACTTCGTTCTTATGGTCATTATAGTCGCCCTTACTCTCTGGCATTTGGATCTCAGCATAACCGCCGACTTTCTTAATATAAGCTGCCGCTTTCTTGGCCTCTCGCTCACCTGTTTTACTATCATCGTTATCGGCGACAAAGACATGTTTATGATTTGGAAAGTATTTGTACATAACCTCAGCCACCGGACTAAGATTAAACGCATCAAAGGCGACTACTACAGGTTGTGATCTATCTGCATAAATCGACGCTGCGGTCGCATAGCCTTCGGCATAATTAAGGGTATCTGAACTATTAAAGATCTCTCTGCCGAGGAGAAAAAAGCTGCCGCTTTTTTTAGAACCAGTGAGAAAACGCTTTGAGCCATCGGCGGCGATAAACTGGAGACCAACGATAGTGCCCTGGCCATCCTTCATTGGAATTACTAAATTATTGTGCGTGTCCTTTTTCAAGCCATACGATAGCACCTGTTTGTTTTCCAAGTATTCATGTTTGACACAATCCTCAGCTCGATCCCAAATGGACTGCGCTCGCTGTGCGGCCTGCGTATATTTTTCAGCTGTCTTGACTTCTGCCTGACGTCGTAGCTCCTCGATCTCCGCCTTCTGCTCTTTGGTCATGCGATACCTTTTACTATTTTCCGGTTTCCAAGTAGCTGTGGGTTGATCCGTGCTGACTCGATAATCGCCTAGTCTACCGTAGGGGGATGACTGATCGAGCCAAGCCTGATACCAACCCACGAGCTTACGCTGATTGCCGATATTGATGTAGGCTCGACCTATAGAGCCATCGGTAATCAATCCCTTATTGGGATCGGGTTCATAGCCATGCTCGGCTAAGAAATCTCTAAACTGAGAGGTGTAATCCTTAGTAAAAGGTTTGTTGAAATTTTTGTTAGGTCCTTTAATTTTTAATGACATCAATCCATCGCTATTTTTTTTGTGTTTACTTCTTTTATAAAAGTGTATAGAATATTACCCAAGTTTATTATAATTTGCAAACACATTATGGAGGAATATACATGAGCTTAACAATTAGTGGCGAAGGTGGTGGCGAAGCTCTACCAAAATTACAACAAGGCATTTACTTAGGAACCTGTTACCGGATTGTCGATCTTGGTACCACGGATCAAGAGTATCAAGGCACAAAAAGCAAAAAAACCAGAGTGCAAATAACTTTTGAGGTGTCAGAAGCTTTAGATCCAGCTGAGAACAAAACCTTAATGGATGACGGCAGACCATTTGCAGTCTCAAAAACTTATACAGCATCGTTGTTTGAAATGGCTGCGTTGCGCAAAGATTTACAAAGCTGGCGTGGTAAAAGTTTTACCGAGGAAGAACTCAAAGGTTTTGATATCACCAACCTATTGGGTTGCACAGCTAGAATCGAAGTTGGCCATACTGCCCAAACCGATACCAGTCCGGGTGGTAATCCAAAGATCTTAAGTTTACAAAGACCAGATGGCGGCATCCAACAAGTGCAAACTCACAACAATCAAGAGTCGTTTGATCTTGATATATATTGTGATTTTGTTAAAGGCAATAAAACACCTGACGGCCAAGCCATGGCTGACATCTATGAAACTCTGCCACCATGGCAACAGGAAGATATCTCAAGCAGTTATGAATTTATCGCAGCTGCTGGACAATCAACCGAAACCACGATGGCTGATGATTTATCTAATTTAACCGATCAAGCTGCGGCGGAAATGAACAGTGACGACTTTGATAGCGACGATAGCA